TCACATTAAATAGATTTGACTATATCTCTGATTCTGGACAAACTGCATTCACAGGTTCTGATGATAACGGTAACACATTATTGTTTGATTCTGGCGTCACACAAGTTTATTTAAATGGTCTGCTTCTCAACCCAGTCCTCGATTATACTTTGACTGGTAAGAATACTGTGACAACGTCTACAGGTATCGATTCAGATCACCTTATCACAATCACATCATTGTCAATCAGTTAAGGAGTTATAGATGTCAAATTTTAAAGTAAACGGACAAAAAGTTTCTATGGCGTTTTACTTCGCTGATAAGATAGGAAACACTATTGACCTGAACGCATTTAGTGGATCATTCATTGATATCGGTGCGCAAGATGTTCTTCGCCTGATGGATAAAAACTATCCAAACCTGTCACGTCAAATCACGTTTGATCCTGCAGGCAGAACATTGCCTCCTGCATATCAAATTGGTGGACCAGATACGCATGATGTAGATAGTGATGGACAAGTCACTATGCACTTTGATTATGATAGTGATACCTATGCAATGCGTGGACCACTTAATTCGGAAATAGACTATCATATTCAGTCTGCTCCTGTGAAAAAAGGAAAGCATTATTTCGAAATCCATGTGAATAGCATTTCTCAAAGAGGCGGTGCTGTAGGACAAAACCTTACTTTTACTCCAACAAACTGGAATCTATCCTCTGCATTTGAGACTAATATTGGTCGTACAATGTTCTTTGATTTTAATGATCGCGTGGTGTCAGAACTTTTGGGGAACAGTACTTACCAGTGGACATCTGGTAGTGCAGACTCTGATACAAAAGCGAATGACATTATCATGATTGCATATGATAACAATGTAAACGCAACAAATGAAGGTCGCGTGTTTGTCGGTTACAACGGTCAGTGGGGTAATCCGACCGATTCTTCCACAATGGTTGATATGAATCCTGATCATTACACCAACGCAAACCAAACTTCTGGTCGCGGTGGTGTTGGTGCAACAATTTTGACAAAAGGTGCTGCTCTATCAGGAAGCAGAACAGGTGATTTCTGGTCAATTGGATTCGAACCGCAAGGTCTAAATGATAATGCAGGTGATTCAAGTGGATCTATCGATGTCACAATCAAGTGTGGTAATGATACAACTTATGCGCCACCGACAGGATTTAAGAGACACTAAAATGTCAAGCGATGATAATGTAAAAAATGATTATGATTATTCACGAGACACTCTTTACGAATTGATTGAAAAAGGTAAAGATGCATTAGAAAACATGGTAGAGGTTGCTCGCGAAAGTGAGCACCCTCGCGCATATGAAGTTTTATCTGGATTGATTAAAAATGTTTCAGACACAAATGATAAACTCATGGATCTAAATAAGAAACAAAAACAGATGAACGAAACTGAAAAACCAGCGCAAGTCGAAAATCAACAGAATAACTACTATCTTGGTTCTACTGCTGATCTTCAAAAGTTGCTGAGAGAAGATGATGTAATTGAGAATGATCCAGAACGAATCGTATCTAGGGAATCCTAATGTAAAAAGGGACGGTGTTCAACAAGCATGGTCTCCTGAACTTGTACGAGAATATAAAAGATGTATGCAGGATTCTGTATATTTCACAGAAAAATATGTAAAAGTTATTTCACTTGATCGTGGATTAGTTCCCTTTGAATTATATCCATATCAAAAAGAAATGTTTACCCATTTCACGGAGAATCGTTTCAATGTCGTTCTCGCATGTCGTCAATCAGGTAAGTCAATATCTGCCTGCGCATACCTCTTATGGTTCGCGCTCTTCAATCCTGAAAAGACTATTGCCATCTTGGCGAACAAGGGTGCGACTGCTCGGGAGATGCTCTCGCGCATTACGCTCATGCTCGAGAATATTCCGTTCTTTCTTCAACCAGGAAATAAAGCACTTAATAAAGGATCACTTGAATTCAGCAATAATTCGAGGATCATTGCTGCTGCTACTTCTGGTTCTTCTATTCGTGGTATGTCAGTCAATCTTCTATACTTAGACGAGTTTGCTTTCGTAGAACGTGCTGCAGAGTTTTACACTTCTACATATCCCGTTGTATCATCAGGTAAAGACACTAAAGTTATTATCACCTCAACTGCTAATGGTATCGGTAACCAGTTTCATAAAATCTGGGAAGGGTCTGTACAAAATATTAATGAGTTCAAATCGTTTCGTGTTGACTGGCACGATGTTCCTGGACGTGACGATGATTGGAAAGCGCAAACTATATCAAACACCAGTCAGTTACAATTCGATCAAGAATTTGGTAATACATTTTTTGGGACTGGAGATACTCTTATTGCAGCAGACACTTTACTAAGTCTGCGAGCAAAACCGTATAAACAATTGCTTGAGGGTGGTTTATTAAAAATTTATGATGAACCAATAAAAGGTCATGAGTATGTCATGACCGTTGATGTATCAAAGGGAAGAGGACAGGATTACTCTACTTTTACCGTGATCGACATTAGCATTAAACCATTTAGACAGGTCGCTGTATATCGCAATAACACTATCTCACCTATTCTCTTCCCAAACGTTATTTATAAATATGCGAAAGTCTACAATGAAGCATATGTTGTTGTTGAAGCAAATGATCAGGGAGGTGTTGTTTGCACAGGATTGTATCATGATTTAGAATATGAAAATATGCATGTTGAATCATCGGTTAAAGCAAATGCTTTGGGAATCGAGATAACTCGTAAGTCGAAAAGACTTGGATGTTCAGCAATTAAAGACATCTTAGAAAACAACAAACTTGAGATCGTTGACGAACAAACCATCCTTGAAATATCAACATTCGAGGCAAAGGGTCAATCCTATGAAGCGAGTAACGGAAACCACGACGATCTTATGATGAATTTAGTGATGTTTGGTTATTTCGTTTCAACACAATATTTCTCAGATATGACTGATATAAATCTAAAGCAAATGTTGTTTGAACAAAAAATGGCAGATATCGAAAACGATATAGTTCCTTTCGGGTTTATAGATGATGGCAAACAATATTCTCAACAAGTTACACATGAAGAGGATCCTTGGAATTTGAGTGAGGAGACTGATCGGGTTATTTGGGATCCTGATCTGTAATTGTAGAATATTATAAATAAAGGCAAGTTGACGAATTCGTATCATGGAACCATATAATTTTAACGAAGGAAGATAAAAATGGCACTTTCAACACCGTCTGCATCCCCAGCGGTTGTCGTCAAAGAAATAGATCTGACTGGTGGCGTTCCAAACGTTCAGTCGACTACTGGCGCATATGTGGGGAACTTTCGTTGGGGTCCAGTTGAGCAAAGGGCATTGATCGATAATGAGATCAGTCTCGTTAATACTTTTGCCTCTCCTGATTCTGACAATACAATAGATTTTCATTCTGCAGCATACTTTTTACGCTACTCAGGATCACTCCAAGTCGTTCGTGAAGTAACTTCTGCAGCACTAAACGCACGTTCGATTCGTGGTCAGTTGGCAACAGACAACGATGCTACTTTACCCACAGAGTTGGTAAAGAATACTCCTGACTTCGAAGCGCAAGAAGGTGCGTTAGATTCAGATTCACACACATTCATCGCACGTTATCCTGGTGAGTTGGGTAACTCGCTATCAATTTCAATATGCCCACCAAGCACAACAGCATTTAATGCTTGGGCATATGCAAAAGATTTTGATGCAGCACCTGCAACATCAGACTATGCTTCAAAGCGGAACGCATCTAATGACGAGATTCATCTTGTTGTTATCGATAAGGAAGGTGAGTTCACAGGAACAAAAGGTACTGTTCTTGAAACTTATCCATTCATGTCTATTGCTTCAGATGCGAAGAATGCAGATGGAACTACTCTTTTTGCAAAAGACATTGTTAATACACGTTCTGATTATGTTCACTTTGTGGACTTTGATTCAGACTATCGTGTAGCACGTGGCAATGGCGTTATTGACTCAGGTGATAATTTCTCTCCTGGTCTTACTACAGATACAGATTTTGATTTCGCTAAAGGTGCGAATTCAGGACTACTAACTACAACAGAATATCTTACAGGGTTTGATTTGCTTGAAGATAAAGACATTGTAGAGGTAGATTTCTTGATTGCTCCTTCAATGAACTCTCGCACTGATCAAACAACAATTGTAAACGACTTGATCTCAACTGCTCAATCAACACGTAAAGATTGCGTTGTTGCAGCATCACCTGCTCGTACAGATGTTGTAAAACTCACTAACACCGCAACAATCACATCTAACATCGTAACAACAGCAAATACTTTCACGAACTCCTCTTATTTGGTTCATGACGGTAACTTCCTGAAGGTCTACGATAAGTACAACGACCAATATATCCATATCCCTGCAGCGTCTTCTACAGCAGGTATTATGGCAGCGACAGACTTAAATCGTGCCCCATGGTTCTCACCTGCAGGTTCACGTCGTGGTCAGTATCTTGGCATCACAGCGATTTCTTGGTCACCGACCAAATCGCAGCGTGATACATTGTACAAAGCAAGTGTAAACCCAATCGCCAATATTCCTGGTCAGGGTGTACTGTTGTTCGGTGATAAGACTAAACTTGGTCGCCCTTCAGCGTTTGACCGCATCAACGTTCGTCGCCTCTTCTTGGTACTCGAGCGTGCAATTGGTCGTGCTGCTGAGCAGGTTATGTTCGAATTCAATGATGAGTTTACTCGTGCCGAATTCGTAAACATTATTGAACCTGTGCTTCGCGAAGTAAAGGGTCGTCGTGGTATCACAGACTTCAAGGTCGTATGTGATGAAACTAATAACACTGCAGCAGTTGTAGATCGTAATGAATTTATTGCGAATATCTTCATCAAACCTGCTCGGTCTATTAACTACGTTACACTCAATTTTGTTGCTGTTCGTTCTGGTGTAGACTTCGAAGAAGTCGTAGGCACGGTGTAAGGAGATAAAAAATGGCAATATTAGGTGTAGATGACTTTAAAGCAAAACTAAGGGGTGGGGGCGCACGTCCTAATCTCTTTCAGGTAACGATTAACTATCCAGGATTTGCTAATGGCGATGCTGAGTTGACATCATTCATGTGTGAAGCAGCGTCGCTGCCAGCATCACAGTTTGGTGAGATCGTTGTTCCATTCAGAGGTCGCCAGTTGAAAATGGCAGGTGATCGTACATTTACTGAATGGTCAACAACTGTCATCAACGACACAGACTTCGCTGTTCGTGATGCAATCGAGCGTTGGATGAACGGTATTAATGCACACAGTGCAAATACTGGTCTTTCAGTTCCTGTTGCATATGAAGCAGACCTGAAAGTTGAGCAGTTAGATCGCAATGGCGATGTTATCAAGACATATAACTTCCGTGGAGCATATCCATTGAACCTGACAGAGATTGCTCTGGCATATGGCGATAACGACAACATTGAGCGGTTTACTTGTACATGGTCGTACCAGTATTGGGACTCTAATACAACGTCCTAAATAAACTTATGGGGGAGACTGATTTTCTCGGTCTCCCTAATATTACTTGAGGATCGCACATGTCAGAAAATGATGGTTTAAAACTCTTTGGTTTTGAAATCAAGAGATCAAAAAATAAACAAGATGAGAAACTTCCTTCAATCGTCCCCCCACGGGATGACGAAGGTGGAAGTTATGCAACTGCGTCTGGTTCACATTATGGGCAATATTTAAATCTTGATGGTGACGACTCGAAAGACAATTATCAATTAATCATGAAATATCGTGGCAATGCTATGCATCCTGAAGTCGATGCAGCGATTGAAGATATTGTAAACGAATCGATAACATCTAGTAATAAAGAACAAACACTCGATCTCAATATGGATCAGATCGATGCACCAACTCGCGTGAAAAAACTTATCAAAGAAGAATTTGATAACATCTATGGTATGCTTAATTTCAAAGAATTAGGTCATGATATTTTCCGTCGTTGGTATGTAGATGGACGTTTGTTTCATCATTTAGTTTTAAACGAATCAAACCCTAAAGATGGGATTCAAGAGATTCGTCCGATCGATGCTGCAAAAATGCGCAAGGTCAAAAAAGTTAAGCATAAAAAAGATCCAGTCACTGGAGCAAAAATTGTTGAAAAAACTGAAGAGTTTTACATCTATCAAGAAAAACCAGGATCATCAACATCTGGTGTAAAGATGACAAACGACTCTGTTTCATACGTGACTTCAGGATTGCTTTCTGAAGATCGTAAAAAAATTGTTTCACACATACACAAGGCACTGAAACCAATTAACCAACTTCGCATGATGGAAGACGCTGTTGTAATCTATCGTCTTGCTCGTGCACCTGAACGTCGTATGTTCTATATCGATGTGGGCAACTTGCCGAGGGGTAAGGCAGAAGCATACATGAAAGATATCATGGCAAGGTATAGAAACAAACTTGTTTATGATGCTAAGACTGGCGAGATTAGAGATGATCGTAAACATCAGTCATTGCTTGAAGACTTTTGGTTACCACGTCGTGAAGGTGGTAGAGGTACAGAAATTTCTACACTTCCTGGTGGAGAAAACTTAGGTCAGATTGACGATATCGTTTATTTCCAAAAGAGGATGTATCGTTCTTTAAACGTTCCTATCAGTAGATTGGATGTAGAATCAGTATCGGGTATCCTCGGTCGTTCTACAGAAATCAACCGAGATGAACTTAAATTTCAAAAGTTTGTTGATAGACTTCGTTCTAGATTCTCTCACCTTTTCTATGGTATATTAAAAACCCAACTTATCATGAAGGGTATTATTACCGAAGAAGATTGGGACAACTGGAAAAATGATATCACAGTCGATTATCAAAAGGACAATCACTTTACCGAACTTCGTGATGCTGAAATGCTTCGTGAGCGTTTGGAAACATTAGACCGTGTCTCAAACTATGTTGGTGAGTATTTCTCAAAGGAATATATACAAAAGAATGTACTTCATCTTTCTGATGAAGATATTGAGCAGATGAATAAACAAATGGCAGGAGAAGATCCTTCCGACGAAGAATCTGATGATGAGGGTGAATCTCAACAACAGAATGAT